ACCTACAAAGAGCAGCGCGACAAAAACGCAAGAGAACTGAAGCTGGCGAACGCAACCATTACTGACATGCAGCAGAGACAGCGTGATGTTAATGCACTCGATGCTAAATACACGAAGGAGTTAGCTGATGCGAAAGCTGAAAATGAAACTCTGCGCGCTGATGTTGCCGCTGGTCGTCGTCGGTTGCACATCAAAGCAGTCTGTCAGTCAGTGCGTGAAGCCACCACCGCCTCCGGCGTGGATAATGCAACCAGCCCCCGACTGGCAGACACCGCTGAACGGGATTATTTCACCCTCAGAGAGCGGCTGATGACGATGCAGATGCAACTGGAAGGGGCACAGGAGTATATCCGCACTCAGTGCATTAAGTAGCCTTTTTATCGTGGTAAACATTTCGCAGGGTATGAGGTATTTATGCCATCACGAATCCCACGCGCCTGCCGTAAGCGTGGATGTGCAGGTACAACCACAGACAGTTCTGGTTACTGCGATAAACATCGTGGCGAAGGATGGGTACAGCATCAACGCGGACTGAGCCGCCACCAGCGTGGCTATGGCTCGAAATGGGATGCCATACGTGCGCGCATACTGAAGCGTGATAATCATCTGTGTCAGAACTGCCTGCGCAATGGGAGAGCCGTTGAAGCCAGAACTGTGGACCACATCATTCCGAAAGCTCATGGTGGCACGGATGCAGACAGTAACCTGCAGAGTCTGTGCTGGCCCTGTCATAAAGCAAAAACAGCGCGCGAACGCATCAATTGATAACAGTTCCCATCTGTAGGGGAGGGGCAGGTCAAATCTCTGCAACCTTGGCTGCTCAGTACCGCCGCCTGACCTTTCCTCGCATCGCCGCAGGTTCGAAAACTTTTTTTTGGAATGTGATTAAATGATTGATAGGTAAAACCGATTATGTCTGGACCCCCGAAAACCCCGCCACGCCTGCATTTGATACGAGGTAACCCCTCTAAGCGGCCAGTTAAAGACTCCAAAAAAACCGCTAAAAAGGATGAAAAAGGTCTCCCTAAAATTCCGCAACATTTAGGGGCGCAGGGGAAGTACTGGTTCAGGCGAATGGCGGAAGAGCTGAATGCGGAAGGGATCATTTCTCAGCTCGATGCACGTGCGCTCGAGTTACTGGTGGAAGCCTACACCGAATACCGGCATCACTGCGAAATACTCGATGTTGAGGGTTATACCTACCGCACGGAAACGCAGAATGGCGATGTGCTGATCAAGGCACACCCGGCTGCTGCGATGAAGGCTGATGCCTGGAAGCGGATTCGGGCGATGCTTGCAGAGTTTGGTATGTCACCGGCAAGCCGGGCGAAAGTAAATACCGCCGGACCGGATGATGTTGATCCGCTGGCAGAGCTTTTAAAAGCGAGAGACTGATGGCAAAAGTGGGTGACGGGATCCGCTACGCCGAACGTGTTGTTGCAGGAGAAATTGTTGCTGGCGAATTTGTCCGTCTGGCCTGCCAGCGTTTTCTTGATGATCTGAAGTACGGCGAAGAGCGGGGGATTTATTTCAGTGAACCTCGTGCACAGCACATCCTTAATTTCTACAAATTTGTACCCCATGTGAAAGGGGCGCTGGCAGGTCAGCCCATTGAGTTGATGGACTGGCATGTGTTTATCCTCATTAATATTTTTGGTTTTGTCATTCCGCTGGTGAATGAAGAAACCGGGGAAGTTGTCATGCGCAGCGATGGCAGTGGACGCCCGGTGATGGTGCGCCGGTTCCGGACAGCATACAACGAAGTTGCCCGTAAAAACGCAAAATCAACCCTGTCATCGGGTATCGGTCTGTATATGACGGGGGCAGATGGTGAAGGCGGTGCTGAGGTGTATTCAGCCGCAACCACGCGTGACCAGGCCAGAATTGTGTTTGAAGACGCCAAAAATATGGTCAGAAAAGCCCGGTCGACACTCGGGCGGTTGTTTGATTTCAACAAGCTGGCGATTTACCAGGAGCAGAGCGCATCAAAATTTGAACCGCTTTCCTCGGATGCAAACAACCTGGACGGTCTGAACATCCACTGCGCCATTATTGATGAGCTGCATGCTCATAAAACCCGTGACGTGTGGGACGTTCTGGAAACGGCAACCGGTGCCCGTCTGCAGTCTCTGTTATTTGGCATCACCACGGCTGGCTTTAACAAGGAAGGGATTTGCTACGAGCAGCGCGATTACGCCATTAAGGTATTGCGAGGCTATAACAGCGACGTGGAGGGCGCGGTAAAAGACGACTCCTACTTTGCGATCATTTACACGCTCGATGAGGGAGATGATCCGTTTGATGAAACGGTCTGGCAGAAAGCGAATCCTGGCCTGGGCATCTGTAAACGCTGGGATGATCTGCGTCGTCTGGCGAAAAAAGCGAAGGAGCAGGTCTCTGCGCGGGTGAATTTTTTTACCAAACACATGAATGTGTGGGTCACTGCCGAATCTGCCTGGATGGATATGATTAAGTGGGAGAAGTGCGAATACATTGCTCCACAACATGAGCTGAAAACATATCCCATGTGGGTCGGCGTAGACCTTGCTCATAAGATTGATATCTGTGCGGCGGCAAAACTCTGGCGAACCGATAACGGACATGTTCATGCTGATTTTAAATTCTGGCTTCCGGAAGGACGGCTGGAGCGATGCTCGCGGCAGCAGGCAGAACTTTACCGGAAGTGGGCGGAGATGGATAAGCTCATCCTGACGGATGGTGATGTTATCGATCATGCTCAGATAAAAAGTGACTTACTGGAATGGATTGGCGGTGAAAACCTCAGGGAACTGGGATTTGACCCGTGGAGCGCAATGCAGTTCAGCCTGGCACTGGCTGAAGAAGGGATACCGCTGGTGGAGGTTCCGCAGACGGTCCGCAATCTGTCAGAGGCCATGAAGGAAACGGAATCACTGGTTTATGCCGGGCGTTTCCATCACAGCAATCATCCGGTCATGAACTGGATGATGTCTAACGTTACGGTAAAACCGGACAAAAACGACAACATCTTCCCGAATAAATCCACGCCTGAAGCCAAAATCGACGGCCCTGTTGCGCTTTTTACGGCCATGAGCCGCTTTCTGGTAAATGGCGGGGGCGTGAATGACTTTCTGTCCACGCTTGATCCTGATGAGGACCTGTTAATTCTGTGAAACAGCTTATTACTGATATGACCGGGCTGATCGGTTTCGGTTTGCTCACTGCTGGCGTTTATCTGTATGCAGGTCTGCCAGCGTCTCTGATGCTGTCGGGCTGTTTGTTGCTGCTTTATGCACTGGTGGTGTCCATGAGGAGAAAACATGCTTCTTGATGCTCTGTTTCGCAGTGAGCCTCTGGAAAATCCCTCGGTTCCGGTAACCGGAGAGGCCGCTGAGACGGATAATATTTTTGCCCGGGATGTGTATGTCAGTCCGGAAACATCCATGAAGCTGGCTGCTGTCTATGCCTGTATTTATGTTATTTCATCCAGTGTGGCTCAGATGCCCCTGCATGTGATGCGAAAAACGAATGAGCATGTTCAGCCGGCACGCGATCATCCGTTGTTCTGGCTCGTTCATGATGAACCTAATGCCTGGCAGACCAGCTATAAGTGGCGGGAACTGAAGCAGCGTCATGTGCTGGGGTGGGGCAATGGTTATACGTGGGTAAAACGTAATCGTCGTGGAGAGGTTACCAGCCTTGAATGCTGTATGCCATGGGAAACCACGTTACTTAACACCGGTGGGCGTCATACTTACGGGGTGTATAACGAAGAGGGTGCATTTGCGGTAAGTCCGGACGACATGATCCATATCAGGGCGCTGGGAAACAATCAGAAAATGGGACTGAGCCCGATCATGCAGCATGCTGAAACCATTGGTATGGGAATGAGTGGCCAGCAGTATACCAGCGCCTTTTTTAACGGTAATGCCCGTCCTGCCGGTATTATTTCTGTGAAAAATGAACTGAACGAACAAAGCTGGGGCAGGCTTAAAAATATGTGGCAGCGGGCGGTGACAGCGCTTCGCAGCCAGGAAAATAAAACCATGTTGCTGCCTGCGCAACTGGATTACCGCGCTCTGACAGTTTCTCCGGTGGATGCTCAGATCATTGATATGACCAAGCTGAACCGGTCGATGATTGCCGGGATTTTTAATGTCCCGGCGCACATGATTAATGACCTGGAAAAAGCCACATTTTCGAATATTACGCAGCAGGCGATTCAGTTTGTTCGCTACACGATGATGCCCTGGGTTGCGAACTGGGAGCAGGAGCTTAACCGTCGCCTGTTTACCCGTACAGAACGGGCTGCCGGGTATTACGTTCGTTTCAACCTCACGGGGTTGCTCCGTGGGACCCCACAGGAGCGTGCGCAGTTCTATCACTTTGCCATTACAGATGGCTGGATGAGTCGGAATGAAGCCAGGGCATTTGAGGATATGAACCCGGTTGACGGTCTGGATGAAATGCTGGTCAGCGTAAATGCAGCAAATCCGTTGAATAACTTTAAAGATACGAAAGGCAAAGAGGAAAAGAACGATGAATGACCGTGAAACGCGCTGTTACAGCGGGGAGGTGCGGGCGGAACAATATGATAATGCCCCGACCCACATTCTGGGGTATGGCTCGGTATTTAACAGTCGTTCAGAACCTCTGTGGGGATTTCGTGAAATCATCAAGCCGGGGGCTTTTGATGATGTACTGAATGATGATGTACGTGGCTTGTTTAATCATGATCCTAATTTCATTCTCGGACGAAGTTCTGCCGGCACGTTGTCATTGTCGGTGGATGAACGCGGTTTACGTTATGACATTGTTGCACCGGATACTCCGACTATTTGTGACCTGGTGCTGTCTCCAATGTTGCGTGGTGACATTAATCAGTCCTCGTTCGCGTTTCGTGTCGCCCGTGACGGAGAGAGCTGGTATGAAGACGACGAGGGGATTGTTATCCGGGAAATCACGCGCATTTCTCGTCTGTATGACGTCAGCCCGGTGACATATCCGGCCTATCAGGACGCAGACTCTGGTGTCCGCTCAATGAAAGCCTGGCAGGAAGCGCGGGCGAGTGGTGCGCTGAAGAAAGCTGTTAACGAACGAATGGCGCGTGAGCGTCTTTTGACTCTTCTTAATGCATAAGGATACTACTGACGATGAAACTTCATGAGATGAAGCAAAAACGAAACACCATTGCAAAGGATATGCGTGCACTGCATGAAAAAATTGGTGATAACGCATGGACTGATGAGCAACGGGCAGAGTGGAACAGGGCGAAAGCTGAGCTGGATGCGCTGGATGAGCAAATCGCCCGTGAAGAAGAGTTGCGCCGTCAGGATCAGGCATATGTGGATGAGTCCGGGCCGGAAGAGCGCCAGAATAATGAGGCGGAGAACGGGAAAAAGGCGGTGGAAGAGAAGCGCGCTGCGGCATTTAACCGTTTTCTGCGTGCCGGATTTGCAGAACTGAATGCTGAAGAGCGTAATCTGATGCGTGAACTGCGGGCTCAGAGTGTAACAACGGATTCTCAGGGCGGATATACGGTGCCCACGCAGATGCGTAACAAAATCATTGACACCATGAAGGCTTATGGCGGGATTGCCAGTGTGGCGCAACTTCTGACCACATCAACCGGGCAGGATATCACCTGGTCAACGTCTGATGGCACGACTGAAGAGGGCGAACTGCTGGCGGAAAATACAGCCGCAACGGAACAGGATGTGACGTTCGGGACCGCTATTCTGGGGGCTAAAAAGCTGTCATCAAAAATAATTCGTGTGTCCAATGAGCTGCTCCAGGACAGTGGGGTGGATATTGAATCTTATCTGGCAAACCGTATTGCCCAGCGTATTGGTCGTGGAGAGGCAAAATATCTGGTTCAGGGGACCGGAACGGGATCACCGTTACAGCCAAAAGGGCTGGCAGCGTCGGTGACGGGAACCATCCAGACTGCAGCCTCTGCCGCTTTCACCTGGAAAGAAATGAATGCCCTGAAACATGCCATTGATCCGGCATATCGTGGTGGGCCGAAATACCGCTGGGCATTCAATGATGCCACATTGCAGACTATTGAAGAGATGGAGGATGGGCAGAAACGCCCGTTATGGCTGCCGGATATTGCAGGCGGTACGCCGGCTACTGTGCTGGGGATCCCTTATGTTATTGATCAGGCTATTGACGGGATTGGTACCGGAAAAAAATTCATTTTCCTGGGGGATTTCAACCGCTTTATCATTCGCCGCGTTACTTATATGGAACTGAAACGTCTGGTTGAGCGTTATGCTGAGTTTGATCAGGTGGCATTTCTGGCTTTCCATCGTTTTGACTGTGTGCTGGAAGATGTGGCAGCCATCAAGGCGCTCACTGGCAAATAACCACTCGTTGTTCAGTTACAGACCGCGCCGACGCGGTTTTTTTATGCCCGCACAGTGTTGCGGGCAGGAGTTTCTGATGGCAGCAATAGTGGAAAAACTCAGGGCGCAGTGCCGTATTGATACAGATGATGCAACTGATGATGAGTTACTGATGCTGTATTTCCGGGCTGCCTGCCGCAAGGCAGAAAATTTTATCAACCGTAAGCTTTATGAGGAGACGGTGCCGGAAGGTGATCCTGAAGGGGTGCTTATAGCTGATGATGTTTTGCTGGCGCTCATGTTGCTGGTCGGGCACTGGTACGAAAACCGGGAAAATTCCTCAGATGTCAGCAAGGCACCAGTCCCGTTTGGTTTTTCTTCTCTGCTGGAGCCTTATCGTTTTATTCCTTTGTAGGAGGAGACATGCAGGCGGGCAGATTACGTGATCGCGTAATTATTCTGAATGTCACCACCGCCCGCTCTCCGTCAGGGCATCCGGTGGAGACGGTGACGGAGGGAGCTACCGTATGGGCAGAAGTTAAGGGTATCAGCGGGAGGGAGATAATCTCAGGCGGAGCAGAAACCGCTCAGGCTACGGTCAGAGTCTGGATGAGATTCCGGCGCGATGTGACAGCGACTTCACGTCTGAAAGTGCTGACCGGTGCATTTAAAGGGGCCATTCTGGGTATAGAAGGTCCACCAATACCGGATGCACGCGCTACCCGGCTTGAAATACTCTGCAGCCTGAAGGGGAATGTGTGATGGATTTCAGTCTTGATTTTTCCGGCCTGGCGGATATTGCACGGGATTTGGAGACGCTCAGCAGGGCAGAAAACAATAAGGTTCTGCGCGATGCCACCCGTGCCGGTGCTGAAGTTATGCGGGATGCAGTTGTTGAACGTGCGCCGGAGCGAACCGGGAAACTGAAGAAAAATGTGGTTGTTCTCACTCAGCGTTCAAAGCGTCGGGGGGAAATTATCTCGGGTGTCCACATTCGCGGACGGAACCTGCGAACCGGAAACAGTGATAACAGCATGAAAGCCAGCGATCCCCGAAATGCATTTTACTGGCGCTTTGTGGAGCTGGGAACGATAAACATGCCCGCGCATCCATTCATTCGCCCGGCTTTCGATACGACAGAGGAGCTGGCGGCGCAGGTTGCCATACAGCGAATGAATCAGGCTATTGATGAGGTCTTAAGTAAATGAGGGAGGGCACACTGTATTCCCTGTTGTCTCAGCTGGCCGGAGGACAGGTTTATCCTTATGTGGTCCCGCTGACGGAGGGAAAGCCTGCGGTATCTCCGCCGTGGCTGGTGTTTTCTGTGGTGTCTGACACGGCATCTGATGTGCTTGATGGGCAGGCTGAATCCAGAATTACCGTGCAGATCGATGTCTGGGCGACAGTACCTGATGACGCAGATAATATTCGTGAGCAGGCGCTTGATGCGGTAAGAAAACTGGCACCCTCCGTTATTTCTAAAGCGCAGGGTTATGATCCTGACTCCCGTCTGAGCAGAGCCACGCTTGAATTCCAGGTAATAGCCTGAGGTCATTAATGATTTTACCCACCCGCCGCTGGCGGGTTTTTTTATTTTCAGGAGACGAGTATGTCCTCTAATTTTGAGCGTTCGCAACTGACGAAAATTATGATTTCGTCTGCACCGGTAACAGCAGAAACCCTGGATTCTGCCAGCTATCTTGGCCTGAGCTGTACAATCAAAGAGGTGCAGTTTACCGCAGGACAAAAGCAGGATATTGATGTCACCACGCTGTGTTCTGTTGAGCAGGAAAATATTAACGGCCTTGGGGCTGCTTCAGAGATTTCCATGTCAGGCAACTTTTATCTGAATGCTGCCCAGAACGCGTTGCGCAGTGCCTATGACAATGACACCACGTATGGCTTTAAAGTTATTTTTCCGTCAGGCAACGGATTTACCTTTATGGCAGAGGTGCGTCAGCATACCTGGTCTGCAGGAACCAATGGTGTTGTGGCTGCAACGTTTTCTCTGCGCCTGAAAGGTAAACCTGTGCTGACGACAGAGCCGCTGAAAGTGAAGGTCGATTTAAAAAGCACGCTGCGGGTTTCTTCCGGAGCGAAACTTGAAATGGCGGTTGAGGCTGCGGGTGGTGTGCCGCCTTATTCTTATGCCTGGAAAAAAGGTGGTTCTCCTGTTTCCGGACAGACGGCGGCAACGTTCAGTAAGGCATCAGCAGCATCCGGTGATGCCGGTGCGTATACCTGCGAGATTTCTGATTCAGCAAGTCCTGTTAACAAGGTGACCTCTACTTCCTGCACTGTTACCGTCAGTTAATGAGGATAGATGTGATGACTAAAAATATCCGTAATCTGGCACTGGCAACGATGTCGGGGTTTCGCCATAAAACTGTTGATGTGCCTGAATGGGAAGGGGCAACGGTTGTATTACGGGAACCTTCTGCAGAAGCCTGGTTGCGCTGGCAGGAGATCGTTAAAGCAAAAGATGATGAGACACCGTTATCCGTTGCGGAGCGCGCCCGCCGAAATCTGGAAGCGGATGTTGAACTGTTCATCGATGTTCTGTGTGATACCGGACTGCAACCTGTATTTTCAGTGGATGATCGTGAACAGGTGATTGCCGTGTATGGCCCGGTGCATGCGCGGCTTCTTCGGCAGTCTCTGGAACTGATCAGTGATGCTGGCGAGGTTAAAAAAAAGTAGCGCTTCCGGGGATGCGTTTTCTGATGATGCTGGCGCTCAGGATGGGGCGCACATTGTCAGAGTTACGCCGGGAAATGTCCGCATCAGAAATCATGATGTGGGCAGAATTTGACAGGTTCAGCCCGCTGGGGGACGAACGGGCTGATATCCGGGCTGCCCAGATTGTTTCAGCTGTTTACGGTGCGCAGGGGGTCAAAGTGCCACTGAATGATGCGCTTCTTCAGTGGGAGAAGGAGCAGACAGAAGGCGTATCAGATCCATTTGCTGGACTGGAAAACGCGCTTTTAATAGTGTCTCAGTGAGTCAACATAACCGCTTCGGCGGTTTTTTTTCGTCCGGAGAATGAGTGTGGCGACATTACGTGAACTGATTATTAAAATCTCGGCAAATTCCCGGTCATTCCAGTCAGAGATCTCCCGGGCTTCGCGTATGGGGCAGGATTACTACCGTACCATGCAGAACGGAGGCCGACAGTCCGCTGCTGCATCCCGTGAAATGCGGCGTGCACTGGCAGAAGTGACGGATCAGATAAATACAGCTAAATCTTCGGCACTGAACATGGCGGGGGCATTTGCCGGGGCTTTTGCTACCGGTCATCTTATTTCTCTCGCCGATGAGTGGAATTCAGTAAATGCCCGTCTGAAGCAGGCCTCACAGTCCAGTGATGATTTTCAGTCATCACAGCGTGAATTAATGGCGATCAGCCAGAGAACGGGGACGGCTTTTTCTGATAACGCCAGCCTTTTTGCCCGCTCTGCAGCTTCCATGCGGGAGTATGGTTACAGTTCTGAGGAGGTACTGAAAGTCACCGAGGCGATCTCCACGGGCCTGAAATTATCCGGTGCCAGTACAGCAGAAGCCAGTTCGGTGATCACGCAGTTCAGTCAGGCTCTGGCGCAGGGAGTGCTGCGCGGTGAAGAGTTTAACTCGGTGAATGAGAACGGCGATCGTGTTATTCGTGCTCTGGCTGCGGGAATGGGAGTTGCCCGTAAGGATCTGAAGGCCATGGCGGATAACGGAAAGTTGACCGCCGATAAGGTTGTTCCTGCACTGATTAGTCAGCTTGGGGCATTACGTGATGAATATGCGGCAATGCCTGATACGGTTTCATCCTCTGCAACCAAAGTTGAAAACGCCTTTATGGCCTGGGTTGGTGGTGCGAACGAGGCAAGCGGAGTGACGAAGACGCTCTCCGGTGTGCTGAATGGTATTGCAGGCAATATTGACACCGTGGCAACCGCTGCCGGTGCTCTGGTTGCCGTCGGGGTAGCCCGATATTTTGGCAATATGGCGTCGTCTGCTGGATCTGCAACTGCCGGATTAATTACTGCAGCCAGAAACGAAGTGGCTCTTGCTGAAGCGCAACTTCGGGGGACACAGATAGCAACCGCCAGGGCGCGTGCGGCGGTTTATCGTGCGCAACAGGCGGTTGTTGCTGCTCGCGGTACCGAAAGGCAGGCCGCAGCAGAAGCGAAGCTGACAGCTGCCCAGGCGTCACTTACCCGTAATATTGCGGCCAGAACAGCGGCACAGACAACGCTGAATACTGTCACGTCAGTGGGGAGTCGTCTGTTAAGTGGTGCGCTGGGGTTGGTTGGTGGTGTGCCGGGACTCGTCATGCTGGGGGCGACGGCCTGGTACACGATGTATCAGAATCAGGAGCAGGCCAGAGAATCTGCACGCCAGTATGCCGCAACAATCGACGAAATTCGCCAGAAAACGTCGGCAATGTCGCTTCCTGAAGCGTCAGATAATGAGGAAAAGACGCGGCAGGCACTTGATGAGCAAAACAGGTTAATTGACGAGCAGAAAAGTAAGATTAAATCCTTACAGGAAAAAATTGCTGGCTATCAGTATGTGCTGGCAAACTCGGGCTGGACAACCGATAACGGTTTTATGATTAACCACATGACGTCGGTAAAAACTGTCACAGAAGGGCTTGCAGAAGCAACAAATCAACTGGCAGTTGAACAGTCCCGTCTCACACAAATGCAGGGCAAAGCGCAATCCATTCAGGATGTGCTTGCCGGGCTGGAGGAGCGACGGGTGGCGTTGATCCGTCAACAGGCCGCGGAACAAAACAAAGCGTATCAGTCCCTGTTGATCATGAATGGGCAGCATACCGAGTTTAATCGTCTTCTCGGGCTCGGTAATGAATTACTTCAGCAGCGACAGGGGCTGGTGAATGTACCGTTACGGCTACCACAGGCAACCCTGGATGATAAACAGCAGACTGCACTGAATAACAGCGAGCGCGAACTGGCTCTGTCCCGCCTGAAGGGGGAAGCCCGTGAGCGTGCCCGCCTGGGTTATGCTGCGGATGATCTCGGCTTTGTGGGAGAGGCATATCAGACAGCCAGACAGAATTATATCAATAACTCACTGGATGCCTGGCGAAATAACCAGGCAAATAAACCCAAAGCGCATAAAAAGACCGAAGCGGAAAAAACAGAAGATATTTATAAACGGCTGATTAAACAGCAAAAAGAACAAATAGCACTGGCAGGGCAGAATACTGAACTGGCTAAGATGAAATATCAGGTCAGTCAGGGCGAATTATCAACCCTGTCAGAAGCGCAGAAAAAAACGCTTTTGCAGAATGCAGCACTCATCGACCAGAAAAAGATTCGTGAGCAGCTTGCTGCGTATGAGAGCAGTCTGGCGGACAGTAATGCCAGTGCCCGGGCATCTGACGAAGCGCAGTTGTTGGGATATGGTGAAGGCTCACGGATGCGTGAACGACTCCAGGAAATGTGGAGTATCCGGCAGGCGTTTGAGCAGAAAAATAACGAGCTGCTGAGACAGTATCAGGCCGGAGAAATTGAAGAAGCCCTGTGGAAACAGGAGAAAGAACTGAATAAAAAATATCTGGAAGAGCGTCTCAGCGATCAGCAGAATTATTATGCAAAGGCCGATGCTTTACGTAATAACTGGAATGCCGGACTCCAGGAGGGACTGACCAACTGGGCAGACAGTGCCACCGATTATGCTTCACAGGCGGCAGATGCTGTCGTTTCCACGATGGACGGGCTGGTATCAAATATTTCCGATGCACTGGCCGGGAATGTTGTGGACTGGAGGAACTGGGGGAGTTCAGTTCTCCGGGAAGTTTCAAAAATTCTGATGAATGCAGCCATTGTTAACGGACTGAAATCACTCTCCGGTGCCGGAGGGTGGCTTGGTACGGTCGGCGGATGGATTTCGGGGGCAGTGGCAAACGCAAAAGGTGGTGTTTACACATCGGCAAATCTGAGTGCTTACAGTAACACTATTGTGGATACACCGACGTATTTTGCTTTTGCGAAAGGTGCCGGGTTGATGGGCGAGGCCGGGCCTGAAGCAATCATGCCACTGACACGGGCAGCGGACGGCTCTCTTGGGGTCAGGGCCATTGGAAATGTGAATGGTGGCGGTGGATTTGTTTATTCTCCCGTGTATCACATCAGCATTCAGAATCAAGGGAGCAATGGCGAGATAGATGCGCGCTCAGCCAGGGGACTGGTGGATCTGATCGACAGCAGGGTTGTGTCAATTATGCAGTCATCGCGTCGGGATGGAGGATTGTACAGTGCCTGAGCCTGAAGTTTTTAACTGGATCCCCCGTGAGGGGATGGAGACGACACGAAAGCCATCAGTTATTACGGTAAAGTTTGGTGACGGATATGAACAGCGACGGGCTGGTGGTCTGAATGCGGATCTGAAAACGTTTAAACCGGTATTTCGTGTCACAGATGAATATTCCCGTGCCGCGCTGGACAGTTTTTTATCCCGTCATGCCGGGATTCGTGCTTTTTTGTGGCGTCCGCCAAAACACAACAGGACTGTCCGGGTTGTCTGCAGGGAGTGGAGCATTTCGGATAATGCCATGTATACCGATTTTAACTGTACCTTTGAAGAGGTCACTCACTGATGCAGGATATACAGCAGGAAACACTCAATGAGTGCACTAAAACGGAGCAATCCGCGCTGGTCGTGCTCTGGGAAATTGATCTGACAGAGGTCGGCGGAGATCGTTATTTCTTCTGTAATGAGCAGAACGAAAAAGGTGAACCAGTCACCTGGCAGGGGCGGCAGTATCAGGCTTATCCCATTCAGGGAAGCGGATTTGAGATGAACGGCAAAGGAGCCAGTGCAAGGCCAACGCTTAAAGTCTCTAATCTGTACGGCATGGTCACCGGGATGGCGGAAGATCTGCAGAGTCTGGTCGGCGGAACGGTGGTCCGGCGTAAGGTTTACGCCCGTTTTCTGGATGCGGTGAACTTCGTCAACGGAAACAGAGACGCCGATCCGGAGCAGGAGGTGATCAGCCGCTGGCGCATCGAGCAGTGCAGCGAACTGAGCGCGGTGAGTGCCTCCTTTGTACTGTCCACGCCGACGGAAACGGATGGCGCTGTTTTTCCGGGGCGTATCATGCTGGCCAACACCTGCACCTGGACCTATCGCGGTGATGAGTGCGGTTATCACGGTCCGGCAGTCGCGGATGAATATGACCAGCCGACGTCCGATATCACGAAGGATAAGTGCAGCAAATGCCTGAGTGGTTGCAAGTTCCGCAATAACGTCGGCAATTTTGGCGGCTACCTTTCCATTAACAAACTTTCGCAGTAAATCCCATGACAGAGACAGAATCAGCGATTCTGGCGCACGCCCGGCGATGTGCGCCAGCGGAGTCGTGCGGCTTCGTGGTGAGAACGCCGGAAGGGGAAAGATATTTTCCCTGCGTGAATATCTCCGGTGAGCCGGAGGCGTATTTCCGGATGTCGCCGGAGGACTGGCTGCGGGCAGAGATGCAGGGTGAGATTGTGGCGCTGGTCCACAGCCACCCCGGTGGTCTGCCCTGGCTGAGTGAGGCCGACCGGCGGCTGCAGGTGCAGAGTGATTTGCCGTGGTGGCTGGTCTGCCGGGGGACGATTCATAAGTTCCGCTGTGTGCCGCATCTCACCGGGCGGCGCTTTGAGCACGGGGTGACGGACTGTTACACGCTGTTCCGGGATGCTTATCATCTGGCGGGGATTGAGATGCCGGATTTTCATCGCGGGGATGACTGGTGGCGTCACGGTCAGAATCTCTATCTTGACAATATGGAGGCGACTGGTTTTTACCGTGTCGCACTGACAGAGGCGCAGCCTGGCGACGTGCTGCTGTGCTGCTTTGGTTCATCGGTGCCGAATCATGCCGCCATTTACTGTGGTGACGGTGAGCTGCTGCACCATATTCCTGAACAACTGAGCAAACGAGAGAGGTATACCGACAAATGGCAGCGACGCACACACTCCCTCTGGCGTCACCGGGCATGGCGCGCATCTGCCTTTACGGGGATTTACAACGATTTGGCCGCCGCATCGATCTGCGTGTGAAAACGGGGGCCGAAGCCATCCGGGCGCTGGCCATGCAGATCCCGGCGTTTCGTCAGAAGCTGAGCGACGGCTGGTATCAGGTACGCATTGCCGGGCGTGATGCAGGCGAAAATGAATTATCTGCCCGTCTTAATGAACCGCTGGCAAATGGTGCCGTGATCCACATCGTTCCGCGTCTGGCGGGTGCCAAAAGTGGCGGTGTGTTTCAGGCGGTGCTGGGTGCGGCGCTGATTGCGGTGGCATGGTGGAACCCTGTTGGCTGGCTGGGGGCCGCGGCTGTATCGGGTATGTATGCAGCAGGGGCCAGTATGATCCTGGGTGGTGTGGCGCAGATGCTGGCACCGAAAGCCAGGATGCCCACGGCAGCCAGTACAGATAACGGCAAACAGAACACTTATTTCTCCTCACTGGATAACATGGTTGCCCAGGGCAATGTTCTGCCCGTTCTGTACGGTGAAATGCGCGTGGGGTCGCGGGTGGTCTCTCAGGAGATCAGCACGGCAGACGAAGGGGATGGTGGTCAGGTTGTGGTGATTGGTCGCTGATGAAAAACGTTTATGTGAAACCGCCTCCGGGCGGTTTTGTCGTTTATGGAGCGTGAGGAATGGGTAAAGGCAGCAGTAAGGGGCATACTCCGCGCGAAGCGAAGGACAACCTGAAGTCCACGCAGTTGCTGAGTGTGATCGATGCCATCAGCGAAGGGCCGATTGAAGGTCCGGTGGATGGATTAAAAAGCGTGCTGCTGAACAGTACGCCAGTGCTGGACAGTGAGGGGAATACCAACATCTCCGGCGTCACGGTGGTGTTCCGGGCCGGTGAGCAGGAGCAGACACCGCCGGAGGGATTTGAATCCTCCGGCTCCGAGACGGTGCTGGGTACGGAAGTGAAATACGACACGCCGATCACCCGCGCCATCACGTCGGCAAACATCGACCGACTGCGCCTGACCTTCGGTGTGCAGGCACTGGTGGAAACCACCTCAAAGGGGGACCGGAATCCGTCGGAAGTTCGCCTGCTGGTTCAGATACAGCGTAATGGTGGCTGGGTGACGGAAAAAGACATCACCATTAAGGGCAAAACCACCTCGCAGTATCTGGCCTCGGTGGTGGTGGATAACCTGCCGCCGCGCCCGTTTAATATCCGGATGCGCAGAATGACGCCGGACAGCACCACAGACCAGCTGCAGAACAAAACGCTCTGGTCGTCATACACCGAAATCATCGATGTGAAACAGTGCTACCCGAACACGGCACTGGTCGGCGTGCAGGTGGATTCGGAGCAGTTCGGCAGCCAGCAGGTGAGCCGTAATTATCATCTTCGCGGGCGCATTCTGCAGGTGCCGTCGAATTATAACCCGCAGACGCGGCAATACAGCGGTATCTGGGACGGAACGTTAAAACCGGCATACAGCAACAACATGGCCTGGTGTCTGTGGGATATGCTGACCCACCCGCGCTACGGCATGGGGAAACGTCTTGGTGCGGCAGATGTGGATAAATGGGCGCTGTATGTCATCGGCCAGTACTGCGACCAGTCGGTGCCGGATGGCTTTGGCGGCACGGAGCCGCGCATCATCTGTAACGCTTACCTGACCACACAGCGCAAGGCGTGGGATGTGCTCAGTGATTTCTGCTCGGCGATGCGCTGTATGCCGGTATGGAACGGGCAGACGCTGACGTTCGTGCAGGACCGGCCATCAGATAAGGTGTGGACCTATAACCGCAGTAATGTGGTGATGCCGGATGATGGTGCGCCGTTCCGCTACAGCTTCAGCGCCCTGAAGGACCGCCATAATGCCGTTGAGGTGAACTGGATTGACCCGAATAACGGCTGGGAGACGGCGACAGAGCTTGTGGAGGATACGCAGGCCATTGCCCGTTACGGTCGTAACGTCACGAAAATGGATGCCTTTGGCTGTACCAGCCGGGGGCAGGCACATCGCGCCGGGCTGTGGCTGATTAAAACAGAACTGCTGGAAACGCAGACCGTGGACTTCAGCGTGGGCGCAGAAGGGCTTCGCCATGTGCCGGGCGATGTCATTGAAATCTGTGATGATGACTATGCCGGTATCAGCATCGGCGGGCGCGTGCTGGCGGTAAACAGCCAGACCCGGACGCTGACGCTCGACCGTGAAATCACGCTGCCATCCTCCGGTACCACGCTGATAAGCCTGGTTGACGGAAGTGGCAATCCGATCAGCGTGGAGGTTCAGTCCGTCACCGACGGCGTGAAGGTGAAAGTGAGCCGTGTTCCTGACGGTGTTGCTGAATACAGCGTGTGGGGGCTGAAGCTGCCGACGCTGCGCCAGCGCCTGTTCCGCTGCGTGAGTATCCGTGAGAACGACGACGGCACGTATGCCATCACCGCCGTGCAGCATGTACCGGAAAAAGAGGCCATCGTGGATAACGGGGCGTACTTTGACGGCGACCAGAGCGGCACGGTGAATGGTGTCACGCCGCCAGCGGTGCAGCACCTGACCGCCGAAGTCACCGCAGACAGCGGGGAATATCAGGTGCTGGCGCGCTGGGACACGCCGAAGGTAGTGAAGGGTGTGAGCTTTATGCTTCGCCTGACCGTGGCCGCCGATGACGGCAGTGAGCGGCTGGTCAGCACGGCCCGGACGACGGAAACCACTTACCGCTTCAGGCAGCTGGCGCTGGGGCGTTACACGCTGACGGTCCGGGCGGTAAATGCCCGGGGACAGCAGGGCGATCCGGCGTCGGTATCGTTCCGGATTGCCGCCCCGGCAGCGCCGTCGCGGATTGAGCTGACGCCGGGCTATTTTCAGATAACTGCCACGCCGCATCTTGCGGTTTATGATCCGACGGTACAGTTTGAGTTCTGGTTCTCGGAAACGCGGATTACCGATATCAGGCAGGTTGAAACCACAGCCCGCTACCTTGGCACGGGGCTGTACTGGATAGCCGCCAGTATCAATATCAAACCGGGCCATGATTATTACTTTTATATCCGCAGTGTGAACACCGTTGGCAAATCGGCATTCGTGGAGGCCGTCGGTCGGGCGAGCGATGATGCGGAAGGTTACCTGGATTTTTTCAAAGGCAAGATAACCGAATCCCATCTCGGTAAAGAGCTGCTGGAAAAAGTTGATCTGACGGAGGATAACGCCAGCAGACTGGATGAGTTTTCGAAAGAGTGGAAGGACGCTAACGATAAATGGAATGCCATGTGGGGCGTCAAAATTGAGCAGACCAAAGACGGCAAACATTATGTCGCGGGTATTGGCCTCAGCATGGAGGACACAGAGGAAGGCAAGCTGAGCCAGTTTCTGGTTGCCGCTAACCGTATCGCGTTTATTGACCCGGCAAACGGGAATGAAACGCCGATGTTTGTGGCGCAGGGCAACCAGATATTCATGAACGACGTGTTCCTGAAGCGCCTGACGGCCCCCACCATTACCAGTGGTGGCAGTCCTCCGGTATTTTCCCTGACATCAGACGGAAAGCTGACCGCTAAAAATGCGGATATCAGTGGCAGTGTGAATGCGAACGCCGGGACGCTCAACAATGTCACGGTAAATGAAAACTGTACGATTAAGGGCATGCTGGAGGCGACCCAGGTCAGAGGGGATTTCGTTAAAGCTGTATCAAAAGCCTTCCCGAAAAAAGTCGGTACGTGGGGTAACACGGAAACACCAAACGGTACGGTTACAGTCACCATCAGCGATGATCATAACTTTGACCGCCAGATTATTATTCCGCCCATTATTTTTAACGGTATAGCGTATGACGATCCGGGGAGCGGAAATAACCTAGGAGGCACGCGATACACGGGTTATGGTTTTGAAGTTCGCAAAAACGGCGTATTAATCGCATCCAGAGAAACTAAAGGGGCCATTCCCGGTAGTTACAGTGCAGTTATTGATATGCCTAGTGGTGGTGGTAGCGTCACTCTGGAGTTTAAGATTTTCCAGAAAGGCAATCAGGGGGCAGGCAATATCACCGACTGTACGGTGATTGTGACCAAAAAAGCGGCTTCCGGCATCAGTATTCGTTGAAATTGTTATAACCCATATAAGGGCACCAGAAATGGTGCCTTTTTTATTGCAGAAAAGCGAGAGGTAATTATGCGTAAAGTTTGTGCAGCAATTTTGTCCGCAGCCATTTGTCTGGCCGTATCCGGTGCGCCTGCATGGGCGTCTGAACATCAGTCCACGCTGAGCGCGGGGTATCTTCATGCCTCGACCAACGTTCCCGGCAGCGATGATCTGAACGGGATTAACGTGAAATACCGTTATGAGTTTACGGATACGCTGGGGATGGTGACGTCATTCAGCTATGCAGGAGACAAGAATCGCCAGCTTACCCGTTACAGCGATACCCGCTGGCATGAAGATTCCGTGCGTAACCGCTGGTTCAGCGTGATGGCGGGGCCGTCTGTGCGCGTGAATGAATGGTTCAGTGCGTATGCGATGGCGGGCGTGGCTTACAGCCGTGTGTCGACTTTTTCCGGGGATTATCTCCGCGTAACTGACAACAAGGGGAAAACGCACGACGTGCTGACCGGAAGTGATGACGGTCGCCACAGCAACACGTCTCTGGCGTGGGGAGCTGGCGTGCAGTTTAACCCGACCGAATCCGTGGCCATTGATATTGCTTATGAAGGCTCCGGCAGTGGCGACTGGCGCACTGACGATTTCATCGTGGGTGTCGGTTATAAGTTCTGATTAGCCAGGTAACACAGTGTTATGACAGCCCGCCGGTTCAGGCGGGCTTTTTTGTGGGGTGAATATGGCAGTAAAGATTTCAGGTGTACTGAAAGACGGCACAGGAAAACCGGTACAGAACTGCACAATCCAGCTGAAAGCAAAACGTAACAGCACCACGGTGGTGGTGAACACGCTGGCCTCAGAAAATCCGGATGAAGCCGGGCGTTACAGCATGGACGTTGAGTACGGTCAGTACAGCGTTATTCTGTTGGTGGAAGGATTCCCGCCGTCACATGCCGGGACCATCACCGTGTATGAAGATTCCCGACCCGGTACGCTGAATGATTTTCTCGGTGCCATGACGGAGGATGATGCCCGTCCGGAGGCTCTGCGCCGTTTTGAACTGATGGTGGAAGAGGTGGCGCGTAACGCGTCCGCGGTGGCACAGAACACGGCAGCCGCGAAGAAGTCAGCCAGTGATGCCGGCACATCTGCCCGTGAGGCGGCAACCCATGCGACTGATGCTGCAGGCTCAGCGCGTGCAGCCAGCACGTCAGCCGGACAGGCCGCGACGTCGGCTCAGTCAGCGTCTTCCAGCGCAGGAACGGCATCAACAAAGGCCACTGAAGCGGAAAAAAGTGCTGCCGCTGCAGAGTCCTCAAAAAGCGCGGCGGCCACCAGTGCCGGTGCGGCGAAAACGTCAGAAACGAATGCTGCAGCGTCACAAAAATCAGCAGCCACTTCTGCATCCACTGCGACGACGAAAGCGTCAGAAGCCGCCACTTCAGCCAGAGATGCGGCGGCCTCCAAAGAGGCGGCAAAATCATCAGAAACGAACGCCTCCACAAGCGCCAGCAGTGCAGCCTCCTCGGCAACGGCGGCAGGAAATTCCGTGAAGGCGGCAAAAACGTCCGAGACGAATGCTAAGTCTTCTGAAACGGCAGCGGAACAGAGCGCCTCAGCTGCGGCAGACTCTGAGACAGCAGCTGCATCATCGGCCCGTGAGGCGTCCATTAAGGCAGAGGAGGCAGCAGTCAGTGCCACCGCCGCCGGAAAATCGGCAGAAAGCGCCGCATCATCCGCTTCAACAGCCACAACGAAGGCTGGCGAAGCCACTGAACAGGCCAGCGCAGCAGCGAGGTCTGCTTCCGCAGCGAAGACATCCGAAACGAACGCGAAAGCGTCGGAAACCAGCGCAGAATCCTCAAAAACGGCTGCCGCATCGTCCGCCAGTTCGGCGGCGTCATCGGCATCATCTGCGTCTGCTTCAAAAGATGAGGCGACCAGACAGGCGTCAGCAGCGAGGGGCAGCGCCACGACGGCATCCACGAAGGCGACAGAGGCTGCTGGCAGTGCGGCAGCGGCAGCACAGAGCAAAAGTACGGCGGAATCCGCGGCAACGCGCGCCGAGACAGCAGCAAAACGGGCAGAGGATATTGCATCCGCCGTGGCGCTTGAGGATGCGAGCACGACGAAAAAGGGGATAGTACAGCTCAGCAGTGCGACCAACAGCACTTCCGAGTCACAGGCGGCAACGCCAAAAGCCGTTAAGGCCGCGTATGACCTGGCTAACGGGAAATACACCGCACAGGACGCTACGACAGCACAAAAAGGAATTGTCCAGCTCAGTAGTGCAACCAACAGCACATCTGAAACGCTTGCTGCGACACCGAAAGCAGTGAAAGCAGCTAATGACAATGCGAATGGTCGGGTACCTTCTGCCCGTAAGGTGAATGGTAAGGCGCTTTCAGCGGATATAACACTGACGCCGAAAGATATTGGTACGCTTAACTCAACAACAATGTCATTCAGCGGTGGTGCTGGTTGGTTCAAATTAGCAACGGTAACCATGCCACAGGCGAGTTCTGTTGTTTCAATTACGTTGATTGGTGGCGCTGGATTTAACGTGGGGTCACCTCAACAGGCAGGTATATCTGAACTTGTTTTACGTGCAGGTAATGGTAATCCGAAGGGGATTACTGGTGCTTTATGGCAGCGCACATTGACAGGGTTTACAAATTTTGCCTGGGTTAATACATCTGGTGATACTTACGATATTTACGTTGCAATCGGAAATTATGCGACTGGTGTAAATATTCAATGGGATTATACCAGTAATGCCAGCGTGACGATTCATACGTCACCAGCATATTCTGCTAATAAGCCGGAAGGGTTAACGGACGGTACAGTTTATTCACTCTATACGCCATCAGAGCAGTTTTATCCGCCTGGCGCACCAATCCCGTGGCCATCAGATACCGTTCCGTCTGGCTATGCCCTGATGCAGGGGCAGGCTTTTGACAAATCTGCATACCCGAAACTTGCAGCGGCTTATCCGTCAGGCGTGATCCCTGATATGCGTGGCTGGACGATTAAGGGCAAGCCCGCCAGTGGTCGGGCCGTATTATCTCAGGAACAGGACGGCATTAAATCGCACACCCACAGCGCCAGCGCATCCAGTACGGATTTGGGGACGAAAAACACATCGTCGTTTGATTACGGAACCAAATCCACGAATAACACCGGGGCGCATACCCATAGTATTAGCGGGACTGCAAATAGTGCCGGTGCGCACCAACACAAGAGTTCCGGTGCATTTGGTGGCACGAACACGAGCATTTTCCCTAATGGTTATACCGCGATTTCAAATCTAAGCGCGGGGATTATGAGCACAACAAGCGGTAGTGGCCAGACTCGTAATGCAGGGAAGACATCATCAGATGGTGCTCATACCCACTCGCTGTCCGGCACTGCTGCAAGCGCAGGCGCACATGCACATACTGTCGGTATTGGTGCTCATACGCACTCCGTTGCGATTGGTTTACATGGACACACCATCACCGTTAACGCTGCTGGTAACGCGGAAAACACCGTCAAAAACATCGCATTTAACTATATTGTGAGGCTTGCATAATGGCATTCAGAATGAGTGAACAACCACGGACCATAACAATTTATAATCTGCTGGCCGGAACTAATGAATTTATTGGTGAAGGTGACGCATATATTCCGCCTCATACAGGTCTGCCAGCAAACAGTACCGATATTGCACCGCCAGATATTCCGGCTGGCTTTGTGGCTGTTTTCAACAGTGATGAGGCATCGTGGCATCTCGTTGAAGACCATCGGGGTAAAACGGTCTATGACGTGGCTTCCGGCGACGCGTTATTTATTTCTGAACTCGGCTCATTACCGGAAAATGTCACCTGGTTATCCCCGGAAGGGGAGTTTCAGAAGTGGAACGGTACAGTCTGGGTGAAGGATACGGAAGCAGAAAAACTGTTCCGGATCCGGGAGGCGGAAGAAACAAAAAACAGCCTGATGCAGGTAGCCAGTGAGCATATAGCGCCGCTTCAGGATGCTGTGGATCTGGAGATCGCAACGGAGGAAGAAACCTTGTTGCTGGAAGCCTGGAAGAAGTATCGGGTGTTGCTGAACCGTGTTGATACATCAACTGCACCTGATATTGAGTGGCCGACTTCACCTGCAGAGTAA